TGTAATGCTCTTTCTGTAGCTGTCTATCTCCGTATATATCGTTCCACTCACTATAACCGTAGCACCTACTGTTATTTCCGGCGGTTTCGGTTCTTCCGGCGGCACTGGTACTTCTGTATGCTTCCCGGACAGCGATAAAGATAGCTTAATACTTTCATACGCTTTTTTATATTCGTCCGCTTTGTCTGAGCTTCCAAAATATCCTTTGCAATATTGTTTTACCGCACTTATGATAAGCGGGTCTTTTTCGTCTATTGTGTTTACTCCGGCAAGCTGCAAATCTGCTATACATGATTCTATGAGGTCTTTTATTTCGTCCTCTATATCCTCATTATTGCTTTTAATTCGCAACGCCGTTTTTGCTTTCTTTAGCAGCTCTGCGCTTGCTTTCATATAATCTTCCTCTTTTACGCTTTTTCTACAAGTCTTTTCTTTTCCAGTGCGTCAGCTCTTCCCGGTGTTACGTCCCACACCTCGCCCACTTCTCTGATCTGCTGCGCCTGCAGGTCTTCAAATCTTTCAATACATTTTACCTGTACTGTTCCCTCTGCCTTTGCGCTTGCTTCCTCAGCTTCTTTTTTGGCTTCCTCTTCTGCCTCTGCTTCTCTAATTGCTTTCACTTCTTCCGGCGTAAGCTCCGCCTCGTCCGGCACTCCTACTTCAATCTGACAAATACGGTCAATAATTTCTTCTTTTTTTCCGTCGCAACTTGCGCCCAGTTCCTTTGCCAGTGCTTTTACTTCGTCTGCTTTCCAATCTTTAAACTGTTCTTTTGCTAAATATCCTGTTTTCATATGATCGCCCCTTTTTAACACGGCTGGCTCATATGCCAGCCGCCCATTTGCCTACTACGCTGCTTTTGTTACTTTTGTAAGTGTTACTAAGCTGTTTTCGTCAACTACTTTTCCGTCCGCCAGCATAATTCCTTTTGTTACCAGATCGTCTGTATCGTTGTCCTCGTACTTCTTGATTCCCATAGCATAATTAGTATTAAGCACGTAATCTTTGAAGTTAAACAGGAATGCGAACACGTCGCCTGCTGTTGAAGATGTAGCTTTAGCTGCCGCAAAGCTTGGCAGGTAGTCCACAATTACTACAGGTCTTCCTAACAGTGTATACTCTGGCTTCCCAGCGATTCCGTAGTTAATTCTACCGATTGGCTGCCCGTCTGAATCTCTCAGCCCATAATAGCCCATATATGTTTTCTTGTTCATGCACCATTCTGCGCCCTGCTCATACGCTACAGGTAATGCTGCTTCTGCGTTAATCAGATCATCGTATTTCTGTGTGTCTACGTTAATGTTCTGACCGTCCGGCACTGTCTCTTTAATAATTCCTTTCGGCTTTCCGTTTCCGTCTCCAGATACAACTGACTGTTCAAGCGCTTTTGTCATAGCCTCAACAATATTATTTACAATCAAGCTTTCGAATGCTGGTACAGACATTGTATCTACTTCCAGAGATACGGCTACTGCACAACGCAATTTATGATATGTAAATGTAACGTCGCCTTTTCCGTAGCCTTTCTGCTTATCGCTTCCGGCTCCCTCGCTTACCCATGTTGCCACTGGTTTAACGGTATTCTTCGGAATGGTTACACCGCCTTTGTATGCCGTTCTGGTTACGCGTGCAAGTACTTTTCCTGTGCTCTCCATTTTCTGAATAATCTGATTGACTACATTTGTAGGAATTACTGCCCCTACATCTGTTGTAGCTGTATTGGCATTCTGTCTGTACTCTGCTGGGATTGCTGTACCTCTTACTACGTAATCCATGAACGCTTTTCTGTACTCCATAGATTCGTATTTATCTTCTTTTCTCTCTTCTGTTTTTCCGTCAAATGTTCTAATTACCTTTACAGGTATCTTGTTTCCGCTTCCGCCGTCCGGGTCTTCTCCTGCTGCCAATGTAGCAAGTAGTTTTGTTCTCTTCTCCTGCTGGTCTAAAATACCTTTTCTTTCTTCCTGCAGTTCTTTTACCTCTGTTTCTCTTGCTTCCAGCTCTTCTGCTGTCAGCTCTGCGCCTCTTGTCTCAAGTTCTACTTTGATTGCGTTTAATCTCTGCTCAATTTCTTTTAATCTCATGCTATACTCCTTTAAATCTGTGCTAAAATTTCCAGTACTTTGCGTCTGCGCTCCAACGTCTCCCGCTGTTCTATCTCACGTCTCCCGTTTACATAGTCCCGCGCTGCTATTGTTGTGTCTGAGTTTGCCGGAATGCTTACCGCGCTTACGTCATACACTTTTTTTATCTTAAGTATATTTCTTGTTCTTGTCTCCCGGTCGTAGCTATCCTCTGCAACCACAAACGCCCATGACATTTTAGTTATCATGCCTGCGTCTATATCTTGATACAGTCCCCTAGCCAAATCCGTTTTGCTGAGGTCTGCAGCAATTCGTAATCCCGTCTGATCTGCAATCAGTTTTAAAGTATTGTTGCTCTGTCTGGCAAATACTCTTCCCTCGTGATCGTACTGCATTATTACGTCGCTTACGTCTGCTTCGTCTAATGCGTGTCGGTCAATTCTTTCATAGTACTTTGTGCCGTCTTCGCATTCCCACATGACATACGGCGTATCGAATGTAGTAGCGTAACCCTCTACGTAGCATTCACTATCTAACAATTTTGTTGTTGTCGTTCCTGCTGCCAGCGGCGCTGCTAATGATCTATACTCTCTTTCTTTCACTACTGGCATTATTCTGCCCCCTCTCCTACTTCCTTTGGTTTTTCTCCCTGCATCACAATTATTTTTTCGTTTCCGTTGTGTTTATCCAGCTCACTTACTTCTGTGTACTCTTTTCTGATATAGTACTTTTCTCCGTCTTCTACGTGCGCCATGTTCCATATATCCATAACCCCGTTGCGGTTCAGTAAACCACGGTCAAATAGCTGTGTGCTTACCTGCAGTTTTGTATTATTGCTGGCATACTGTAACCGATTTGCAGAAAACGTAATCATATTTCCGCACGCCAACTCCCGGTCAGTGTATGCCATATTCGACATTACAAGCGATAACTGTATCGCAAATGGTTCTATTTTCCCCTCGTAATAAGCGTTCCATGTTTCCTCATTAAATTTATTCTGCAGTATATCCATATTGGTTCCAAAATGGGTGCATACACTTTCGTTAATCTGCTGCATTTGCTGTGCATCTGGTGTATACGCTTTGCTGTCTACCTGCTTAAGCTCCGAAAATTTGTTATCGTAAATAATCATGCCGCTTTTATTATCGGCGCTCAAATTTTCCTCTGTGAATCTGTCACGCTCTTTTTTGATGTCTTCCGGCTTTAACACATTCCCAATTTTTGCCAGAAAACGTATATTTGCGGAATTTTTTACCGCGTTTATAATCCCCTCGTTTGTTGTATTGATAAGCTGCAGCGTAGGCTTTAGCGTATCATTGCTTTCTCCAAAGAGATCGTCTTTATACTGATGTGTCGTTAAGATGCCTACCCGCTCAAACTCTATGCAGGCTCTTTCTCCGTTCGCAAATGTATACCGTACATACACTTGCCCCGCGTATTCTATAAGCTCACACATCTGCGGTAAAATAGGGTACCACCCGGCAAGCTGTCCGTATTTGTCTTCTATCGGAATGATAAAAGCTGTATGGTCTACCTCTAAAATAGTTGCTACTCTTGCTATAAATTTTGTTGCATCCATGAACGCGTTAGGCTTAAACTGTAATTTTCTTTCCAGATGCTTAAGCGCTGTGCCTGTGATCTCTGGTTTTAACTTACTTGCGTGCGTCGCAAATGTATTTATAGCCGTTCTGGTTAAGTCCATTTCGTACACGCCACCTGCATACGTTGTAAATACTGGCGTATAGCCGGATAGCATTTTAAAGTATTCGCCTACCAGTCTGTCGCTCTTTTTCTTAAAAATATAATCAAAAAGCCCCGTTTTCTTCGCCCCCTTTCTATGCCGCATTTTTCAGCAGTTCGCCATATTCCGCATAATACTTCTGTCGTACCGTCATTGCATCAATAACGCTTACAAATCCATCTATATGTGCTCTCTGCTCTATTTTGATTGGTCTAAATTTCCTTGTTTCCGTATTCTGCTTAAGCGCCACGTTTAAGAAATGGGACTTAAGCAAATTGTTATCTGCGATCTTGAAATCGCCGTCTCTTATGATTCCCTCAAACTCCCGTATTACTGGTGTTAAGTTCTCCCCTTGGAATACATCGTCCGTATGGAACCCGTACCCTTTTAGATCGTCTATTAAGTACTGTGCGCTGTACCTGTCGTAGCCTATCTCTAGCGGTCTTATTCCGTAATCTTCCAGCAGCATCTTGTACCAGTTAAATACGTCTTTGTAATCTACGTAGTTGTCTCCCGATAGCGTCAATATGCCTTTCTTTACGAATATGTCATACGGTACACCGTCTGTAGCCTGTAGCTTCTCCATTCGGTTTTTCGGCATAAAGAATTGTGTAAAGGCATATAATATGCCGTCTTTTTCAATAACCACACTCGCTGCCGTTAAGTCTGTTGTCTGGCTCAAATCAATGCCGCCCACTGCGTAGCAGTCCCGGAAGTCTTCAAGTGTTTTTTCTACGCTTGCACCGTCTACTACTGCGTAATCCAGCCATGCAATAGAGCTATTTTGTTTGATGTTACAATATTTTGTCAAAAACTCCGCTTTTTTACTTGGGCTACTTTCTGCTACCGCTATTTCGTCCTCAAAAAAGCTTTCTTTAACGCTTACTCCCATGTTTGGGTTGGCTTTCTTAAGCTCTTCTATGTCGTTCCACTTCTCTATATCGTCTATGATATAAAGTAGTGGCAGTAATCTACGTTCCTTGCTGTTTCCTTTTAGGAAGCTTGTAGATCGCTTCATCAATTCGTCGTAAATACTGTCGTTAATATATCCGGCAGTCGATATACTTAAAATCATCGGTTGGCGCCTTGCACCTAATGCGGATTTCATTACCTCATACTGTTTTAATCCACCGTCGCCGCTCCATGCTGCCAACTCGTCACATACGACAAGCTGCGGGTTAAATCCGTCACTTTTCTTGGCGTTAAATGCAATCGGTTTTATAGTGGTGTTGGTTTCCTCTAGGTATATGTCGCTGCGCCTCTTCTTTGTCAACTCTTCCAGCTCTTCCTCTGCCTGCACCATTTTGTAAAATCCGTCGTATACAAGTGCAGCTTGGTCTAGCTTAGGCGCCAAACAATAGATTTCTTGCCCGTATTCCGGCTCTAAAAAAGCCATGTAAGCAATAATTGCAGATGCAAATAAACTTTTGCCGTTTTTTCTGCCAATTACTATAAAAATTTCTCTGAAAATGCGTGTTTTTTCTTCGTCAACGATACCAAACATGCAACAAATTGCCGCTTTTTGCCACAATTCTAGCTTGATTAAATCGTTGCGCCCTTTGCTGTGGTGGCAGAAATTTTCTATAAATTTTATCGCCTTATTTGCCTGCTTTGCGTTAAAATAAAACTCCTGCTTTTGCAGCCCGTTTATGATAATGCTATAAATAGCTTTTATCCATTTCCCTACTACAATCTCGCCGCTTTTTATCTTTGCGTAATACTCTGTTATGTAATTTCTATAGGGTGCTATAACTACTCGTCCCTTAATGCTTCCAGCTTAGATTTTTTACGCTTTTGCGCTGGCACAAGTTCTACCAACTGCTTAATGATCGCGGCGTAATTCTTGCTTAAAGCTATGTAGGTGTCAGCTTCCGGGCTTCTTTTTGTCCCGTGCTGGTTCGCCCCGTTTTGGTACTCACTTATCCAGCCGTCTTTTTCTATGGTTTCCTGCAGCTCGTCCAGCTCTATAGACATAAACGCCGCTTTTTCAATGAGCGGGGTTACAAGTTTTTTCTTGCCCTCTTCTAAGTCCGCAAAGATACGTTTAAGTCTCCTCTGTTCTTTTAAAATTTTCTCTTCTTTCGTGATCTCCTTTTTTGTTGCCATATCTTTACGCCCCCTCTCTTTGCTTTTCCTACACCCCACCCCCTACTACACCACGCCTGCGCGCGCCTGCAGAGTAAAATTAAAGTCTACACTCGGTGTAGTCGTGGCAAAAATAATTTTTCTCAATGGGGGGACTTCGGCAGCACGTTCCCGTCTTCGTCGAATACGTAACGCTGTTGCTGTCTCTGTCTGTGATGTTCTTTGTTGTGGCAATCTTGACATAACGCCTCTAGGTTATCCCAGCCTAGCGTTATGCTTGCGTCGTTTATGTTCTTCCTACTTATGTATCTCTTGTGGTGTACAATCTTTGCTGGTTCCCCGCACCGCTCGCATAGATAATGCTGTTGTTGCATATATGCTTTACGTGTGTCGTCCCATGCTTTGCTTGCGTAGAATGCTGCTGCATATTCTTTCGTATTGTCCGCCTCTCTTTCTTTGTTCCCAGCGCCCTAAGTTTCATGCGCTGGGCGGAGGTTTCGTTATGTGCCCGCATATACGCAAAAAGAGCGAAGCAGCAATGCTCGTTATGAGTATTGCTATTTCGCTCTTTGGCACTCTTATATTTTATAATATCCTCTACGTTGTGTCAATCAAATAACTATATTTTGTGGTTATGTTTTTAGCTATACTTTATCTTGTGTTTATGCAAACGGTAACTCTTCGTCTATCCCGTCTGGTATATTCATAAAGCCGTCTGCATCTGTCATGCTTTTCTGCGGTTCTTCCTGCTGCCTGCTGCCGTTTCTCGCCTCTGCTTCTGTCTTTGATTCTCCAAAGCCTACACTATTCGCCAGCACCTCCGTGTAATATACTTTGTTGCCTGTCTGCTTGCTTGTGTAGCTTCCCGTTTTTATCTTCCCCGTAAGCTCTACCTTTGTGCCTTTACTCGTCCATTTCTCTACCCATTCTGCCTGCTTACCTAGCGCACGTATGTTTATAAAGTCTGTGCCTTTATAATCCTGTACCGCCAGTGTAAAGCGTGCTATTGCTACGCTTCCGTCTTCTCCGCCGTATCTTACTTCTGCATTCTTTGTAAGTCTTCCGCTCAGTACTACGTTATTCACTTCTTTCTGTCTCCCCTCTTAATCCTGCTGCCGTTCTGCTAAATATCCCTGCCAGTGTCTCGCACATATCTGCTATGCCTGTTTTAAATTCTTCCCACCCTGTCGTTATTATGTTTATTGTTGGTTGTAAGTCTCTTGCTGCTTTCTTTGCAAGTTTCCTTTGTTTTCTCTTGTCAGCTTCTATCGGTGGGTTTACTCCATGTATTTTCTTGTAGCTCTTTTTCCATTGCCTATAATTCATTTTCTTTCTCCTGTTTATTCCAAAACACGCGTCTTGTTTTTATTCCTGCCGCATTTAGCTTTTCGTAAATATCTCTTAACTGCTCTCGTTCAACCCTTTCTCTATTGTTCGTAGCTGGTTTCGATAAATCTAATGGCGTTTCTCCGCTAAACAGCAATAGCCTTATACTTTCCGCTGTTGTTGCTCCTATTTGCCTATATACTCCCATTGTTATATACGTCTTTTGCCATATCCACAATTCTATTCCCAGCGCTTTATTTATTCTTTCAAATAACGTGTCGTATTCTTCATTGCACAGCGGGCTATGATGCCATTCATATTCCTCTTTTATTTTTTCTCCTCTGCTCTTAGTCTTTTTCCCTCTGTAAATTTCGCACTCGCTACATGTGCCCCGGTCTGAGCTATGTACGCATTCGCAATCAGTTAATGCACATATGTATTTGCGCTCCTTTTTTTCTCTAAGTGTTTCTTTTACTGCTGCCACAATAGCCACAATCACTAATATGATTGCGCCACCTGCGCATATCGTTCCTATTGTCGCCAATATTCGCATTATCATTTCTTTTCCCCCTCTTTCTCCTGTTTGTCTCCTGCTAGTTTCTTAAACACTCTTTTTAAGCTTCCTGTTAAACAAAAATATCCTATCGTCTGTATTGTGCATATTGCGATTATCAACGCTTCTTTCATTTCTTACCTTTCTGTGTCCGATTCGGACACCCTACCCGTTATAGTCCGTTACCTGTATGCCTAAGATGCAGTACCCCTCTGCAAGTCCTGTATAATCTTCCAGCATATACACAATATCTGCATTTACAATTCTTCCTGTATGTTTGCCGTCTTTAAATTCCAGTATAATAAGCTTGTCTCCCTGTTTATATCCTCTATCGTTCTTTCTCAGTTCAAAGCTCTTTTTGCCACTTACCACGTCTTCGTAGTACATTGCAGCTATTTTTATCTCGTGTATTTTATGATCTGGTTTATTGTCGCTTAATGCTGCGTCCAGTTTTTCCTCATGCTCTCTTTCTGCCAGCTTCTTTTTTGTCTCTCGGTCTATTCTGTCCTGTTCTTCGCTGTATCTCTGTTCATCTGTTTTTTCTGCCTCTGCCTTGTTTACGTATTCGTCGCACTTCTGGCACGTTCCCGTTTTTACGTTGCAGGTCGAATACTTTAAACAGCTATAGCAAATACTGGTTATGCTTTCCGGGTGTGGCGTTCTGTAGTCGTCTCCCGCTTTCTTCGCTGCTACTTTTTCTGCTATATCTTTTGCCCTTACGTTCTCGCCCGCTGCCGCACGCTCCGCTATGTCGTCCTGTTCTTCCGGCTCAAGCTTTGCAGCTTCATACGCTGCCGTAAGCCCTAAGTTGCCCTCTTTAAGCTGTTCCTTTACCGCCTGCGTCGCGTTATTGTTGATGTTTTCCATACGCGCCACATTTGTACCGCTTTCTTGTACCATTGCTGCTATTAAGTCCCGCATCTTGCCTTGAATCTCTAATCCGTCCTCTTCTTTCGCTCTGATCAGCGCCGCCTTTGTCCGCTCGACAAGCCTTACTTTCTCATACGCTGTTAATTCTTGCGTATACCCGTTACCTGCCAGTAACCGCAACTCGTACATGGCTTCGCTCATATCTTTGTAGCGGTATTTTATTTTTTCGTACTCTTTGTACCCCCGCTCTATGTTAAAAATATTCGCCGCGTTTCTTCTGTGCCCGTCGATAATGCGAAATTCCCCATTTACTCTTGCTAATACTGTTGGTTGTTCCTGCCCTACGGTCAAGAAATTATCTGCAAGCTCTTCTATTCCCTCAAGCTTCTGGTGCGTGTTCTCCTGTGCGTCCTTTACTTCATACGGGCTTAAGTAAATCTCTTCGTAATCTTTCGTCTCTTCCACTCCCTCTGCCTTTGTCTGTGCGTTTAACAAATCCATAAAATTAAATGCTTTTCCTGCCATTGCTTATGCCTCTCTTTCTTTCGTGCTTTCCAGATACTCTGTTACAAGTTTCTTATAGTCCTGCGCTGCTCCGCATCTTGGGCTATACTCATATACTGGCTTGCTTAAAAATGTGCTTTCTGCTGCCTTATCCGTATATCGAATCTTTCCCAGCAGTTTTACCGGGCTTTTTTCTGCCAGCCACTCAAGCCCCGCGTTATTTGCGTCGTTGTTTCTGTACATCGTTGCCAGAACTCCCAGCATTTTTATTTTTCTGTTGATCTGCCGCGCCTGCTTTATCTGGTCTGCTATAATATCCAATCCCTCTAACGCCCATTCGTCTATCTTTACTGGTACTATTACTTCGTCTGTGATCTTGAGCGCTGCGATTACGTTAAACGCTATGTCTGGTGGATTGTCAATAATCATGTAGTCGTAGTAATCTCTCGCCGTGTTCGGAAAAGGCGAATCAATACTTGTCATTGGTGTATTTATCATTTTTTCGTAACTGTCTATCTGGTTCCCGGTGCTGTTCCCGATCTGCCATACTGCCTGCATAAGTGACATATTCGCCGGGATAATATCTATGTTGTTGCATTGTGGGTGCTCTACTATCAAATCTTTCAACGGGTTTTTGTATTCTCCTGTTATCGCTCTAGCGGCTGCGCATACCCCTGTACTTTCGTATGCTCCTGCCGCCTTGCTTAGATTGCCCTGCTTGTCATTATCCAGCAGTAGCACTGTATACCCTCTCTTTGCCAGCTCATACGCCATGTTGTACGCCGTAAATGTCTTTGCTACTCCGCCCTTAAGATTGATTACGCTAATTACTTTCATTTGCTTTTTCCTCTCTTTCGTTTTTCTCTATGTCTGCTACGTATACTCTCAGCACTTTTATTGCTATATGCAGCGCTCTTGCGTAGCTGTTGTAGTCCTCTCTGTTCCCGGTCAATATTTCCAGTGCTTCCTTTTCCGTCATGCGCCCACGCTCCTTACGTTGCAGGTGCTAACAGGTCTTGCGCTGTTTCTCTTTCGCCTTTCCTTGCTGTCTCTGTAGCTGTTCCTGTTTCCAAATAATCTAAAAGCTGCTTTGCCGCTTCGTCCCACCCGTAGCACACTACCGCTAAATAACCTTGTTTGTTTAGTTCTCTTATCCAGTCTTTCTGTTTCTTGGTGGTCGTGTTATCTCCCACCTTAAGCTCGATGTATAACCCATGATAGCCGCCCCGCGCTACTGGCAAATGCAAATCCGGCACGCCTGCTTTTACTCCCTGCCGTTTTAATATTGTCGCCGTCTTCGCGTCTCTCTTCCCGCCATTCGGGATATGATACAATAACGCAAGCTCCGGGTATTCGTCTAACTGGTATGTAATCCATCTAAACAGCATTTCTTGTGCTCCGCCCTCTTTGTCAATCCTTACATTTCTTGCCATTCTTTCTGCCTTTCTATTCCAGCTTAATCATTGTGTACCTAAACCAACCGTAGCCGTAGTAGTCCGGGTCTGCCGTTCCTTTCGCTATGCTTTCTTTGTCTACGTAGTACCCGTCTTTTGCCTTTGCCTCGCATCGGAACCACGCCCGCTGCGTAACGATCTCGTATACTGGCTCTGGTCTTACCAAATTCTTACTTGCAGCCCAGCGCTTGCCCTGTAGCTTTCCGCTATCTCCGTCTTTCAAGTGCTTATCTGAATATTTAATAAAATACGCTGCTAGTTTTGCATAGTTGCCCGAATCGTCCAGCGGAAATACTTTTACTCTGTTATGTCCGGCGTATGCTTTATACCATGCTTTCTGCAGTACCTCTGTGTCTATTTTGTTCATCACTAAATGATGATGCCTAGCCCCTTTGCTCCCGATCTCCATAACGTGTATGTATTTCAACTCTATACCTGCTTCCCGGTAAAGCTTTCTGCATTCTCTCAAGAATACCTGTATATCTTTTTTCATTTCCTCTTTGGTTCTGTCCGGCTCTCCCTTATGTCTGATATAGTCCAGTATTACGTGATAGTCTCCCATACCAAAATTGGCATTCATCAAAAGCCTTAGCTTTCTCTCTGCCTGTCTGGTATTTACTTTTTTCTGCTGCTCTGGTGTAGCCTTTACTTTCTCTGATCTGCTGCAGCCTCTCTTGTTGTATCTCGATGTATAGTAATATTCTACTTCTACGGTCTTCCCTGCTACTGTAGTCCTCTTCACGTATGGCATAGCCTTTATCTCCTGTTCTGTATATCTATATTTTTTTGTCTATCTGTCGGTAAGTTAATACTTTTATCAAGTGTTTATGCGGGTTGTTTCCCCGCTGTTTTTGTGGCTTTTGCCATACTTTAGAGTCTTCTCTTTTGTACTCTTAAATTTTTTATTTTTTTAGCGCCTATGCTGTTGCGTAGGCGCCTCTTTCGTTATTCCTTATCCTGTTTTCTCTTCGCATCTTCCAGCGCTGCCAATACTTCCCGGTCTTGCTTCTCTGCCTTTTTCTTCTCAGCTCTTATAGATGCAGACGCGGTACGTGCGTACTGCCTCATTGCGTTACGCCTGTTCTGGTGCACCTGTCTTTTTAATTTTCGCATTGTTCCCATGCTCTACCTCTTCTGTCTAATTGTCTATTTCCAGAATTGCGCTTATTAACTCGACCTTTTGCGCATTTGTCATATAATGGGTATTTCTTTTTAATAAGCTTCGTATTTCGTAATACTTTGCGTTAAAATCCATTTTCTTTTCTGTGCCTAGCAAATAATCTGTTGTTGTATTTAACGCGTCCGCAATTCTTACTATAACTTCCCCTTTAGGGCTTCTATTTCCTTTGGTATAGCGTGATATTGCCGCTTGTGTTACGCCTGCTTTTTGTGCAAGCTCTTTTCTTGTCATTCCTCTTTTATCTAGCAGCTCAACAATTCTTTTTCCCGTTTCGTTCATCGTTCCGCTTCTTTCTGCGGCAAGGCGTTGCCGCTTATTATGAGATTATCCGATTGCACAAGCCGGGGCGCACCGCCACGCATTGTACGCGTAGGTGCCGTTGACGTTGCCGCTCGCGTACACGCCCCACGTAATGTACCCGTAGCCGCGATACGCACTACGCGTAATATGCCAATCAGTACAGCCGTTCTCGTCTGCCTTTACTCTATTGATTTCTTTCTTATAATATGGGTACGGCGTTGTATCTTCCTTAAATTCTTCTTTAGATAACAAAAATACAAGCTCTGTGCTTTCTTCGCCGTCCACATCTTTAATAACAGGCACAAGGTACGGGCGTAAGTCTTCCCCGAATCTCTCAAAGAACGCTGTGCTATTCAGATACTCACGCATTTCTGAGCTTTTCCAATCGTTGCCCTTACTGTTGTATACGCGTTCTTCTAAAAGTGTGTGTGCCTGTATGGTTACTGTGTGCTTTACGTTCTGTGTCGCTGGCTTCTCTGCATCAATGCCGATTACGTCATACGGTACCTCTTTACCGTCGAATAATAAATAAATCTGGTTGCCCTCTGTCATGTAATCCCGTGCTTTTCCGGCTTTAATGATCGCCTGCAGCTCGTCCAGCGTAAAACGCTGCTTTTCACATCTTTCTAATGTTGCCATGTTTCTACCTCCGCTTAATTTTCTTTTTATGTAAGCTGCTACAGTCTCTCTATGTCTTTTATTGATACTTCGTAGCATGTTCTTACCTCTACTTTTCCGTCGCCTACGCATTTGTTATACTGTCTGCTCTGCAGGCGTCCTGTTGCTGTGATCTGGTCGCCCTCATTCCACCCGGCTACCTTTTTTGCATCTTTTCCCCAGCACACGCACGGCACATAACAGCTAATTGTGTTATTTAGATCGCATGGCAGTTTTACAAATACGTCTGTGATCTTGCGCCCGTTTGGTGTGGCTCTGTAGTTGATTCCCTTTCCCAGCTTTCCTGTAAATTTGATCTCATTTTCATACTGCCAATGTGTGCCCGTCATAATCTCCATGACTGCTGCCAGTGCATATACCAGTACTTTACCTGTTCCAAAGTTCTTATGCGTCTGCACACTTCCAGCGATCATAACAGCCTCTCCCTCTTTCGGTAAGCCTGTCCTGTTATCCCGCATAGTCTCTTCTGTAATAAGTACTATAGCGTCGTCCTTTGCTCCGCTGGTTCTTTCTGTCGTAACGATTGCCTTATAGCCGTTAAAGCTTAAGCCGTTTACTTCGTCAATTTTCTCTATCTGCTTAAGTGTGCCTATAAGCCCTATCATGTTTTCGTACTGCATTTTTTCTTCCTCTTACTTTCCTTATTTTTCTTGTGCCTCTCTTTCTTTAGTATTGAATGTGCCCGGTGGGACTCGAACCCACAACCTGCCGCTTATGAGGCGGACGCTCTGCCGATTGAACTACGGGCACTGGTCTTTATATGTAGATGTCATAATATAGCTGCATCTGCAAATCAGAAAATTTGTACTTTGGTGCTATGTCCGGCTTTAATGGCGGCTCAAGTTCTAAAGCTTTATAATTTCTATGTCTCAACTCCGGCACCGCTCTAATTTTCTTTATTTCTGCATCTTCCGGCGCGTTCACTCTTTCAAAGTCGTACCCGTCAAGTGTCTTGTTCTCGACCATTCCCAAAAATCCGGCGTATAACACTTCGTTACCTCTTTTTACTCTGATTAAGTCCGGGTTATCCATGATTTTAAATAGTTCGCCTAATGTCATACCCGCTTTTTCCTTTCTTTTTTTTCGGTACGTCTACGCCCTGTTTCTTTAAAATCCGTCTTATGTCCTCTTCGTCGCAAGCGTTTAACTCTGCCAGAATCTTTATCGTAACGCCCTTGCGCACGTATCTATCTTTTATTTCCCTGTCTCTCATTACCATGTTTTCTGCTTCTCCTTATTCTTTTTATAAAATCCCTGCAGATGTTCCACGCTATTAGTGTCTCTATCATCACTACAAACACACAAAACGTAGCGTCTTTGTCTATCAGCCCAACGATGCCACTTAAAACTAATAAAGTTGTGCCACACATAATGCCTGCTTCCACTTTCGCCCGATGCTCGCTCTTCTTTTTTTGCTGTTCCTGTTTCCGGCGTTTCTTTCCGTTGATTTCTCCCAGTGCATCTGTATAACCTTTTATGTATGCCATTTCTTCACTCAATGCCCTTACTGTTAAGTTATCCACGCTGTTTACCTCTTCTTTCTCTTTTGTTCACTTTCTTTTCCCGTAATACGGTAGTTTTTCCTCACGCATCAACTTTTCAATAGTTTCTGCTATTTCTTCCGCGTGCTCCTGCTGCTCTTTATCTGTCATATGGTTAAAACGCTTTAATTCTTCTGGTACTTCCATGCCGTCAGCCTTTCTTTTTTGGGCGGTGCCCTCTGTCTTTCCATTTATTTCTCTTTAGCGTATTTATTTACCGTGCGGGTGCTTTTCTCATTAAAAAGCTACAGAAAACTTGTTGAACTTCCACATACTCTCTAGCTGGTATGATCGCTGCTATTTTTACACGGTATACATATATAAGCTGTTCGCCTGCTTACATATGCAGCAGGTACGCCAACCTGCTACGCGATACGCCGTATAGGAATCGAACCCATGACTTTAAAGAAATCTTTATGCTGCTACCACTGAGCTAACGGCGTGTGTGGCGACTGCTGCCGCCTGCTATTCTCTTGCCATTGGTACCGGGTACCCGTCTGGCAATGCATTTATTAAATTCTTTGTTGTTCTAAGCCCTATTCTTCTTGCTGCTACAAACGCTGTGGGCTTACAAGTATTTAACTTTCCTAACTCTTTTTCTATGGTTTCATTTATTTCCTGCCGTAATTCCGGCGTTAATGGTTCGTAGTATTCCATATTTTCTCCTTAACATTTCCCGTGTATGTATTCTTCAAATGTTGGTGTTTTCCAAAATATAAAATTGTTGCACCATCTCTGCAGCTTCTTGTATATCTGAGGCGCATTCTTTTTATCGTATATCATTGGGTACGGACTAAAGTTTAATAATCTGCAAATTTGTATTCGTTCTATGTCCTGTTCTAACGTTGTGTCAAAATTGCATAATATATAAACCATTACCGAACCTTTATTTTTGTCATAGCCTGTTTTTTCTTTAAACATTTTCATTTTAGATACGATTAACTCTTTATCTTCATACCTATCAAATGCAAAATGTATTGATTTAAGATTTACCTCTTTAATAAGTTTTATATTTTCGCTATTTACAAGTCTGATGTCTAACCCTTGGTTAAAATCAACCCGCGCTTTGCTTTCTTTTAACTGTTCCAGCAGCTCCATATGGTCTTGGCAAGCCAGTATATTAGGATCGCATAATACTATATTTTTCTGACCGTTCCAGAACTCTCTCAAATCCGCAACTTTCCTTGAGCAATACCCCTCTTTTATACTTACATGACAGTAGTTATGTGCTTTTATATCCGTCTTTCCTATTTTGTACCCATACGGGCAACCTCTTGTCAGAAATCCATATGCTGTATCTTTTGTTTGATCTGGATATAGTGAATAATCTGGATATATATGTTCTATTTCGTCCGGTAAAACTTTGTCCTTTTGAGCGTCATACCTTTCTATTCCAGTTTCTTTTTTTATTGCGTACCCAGTTCCACCTTTTACGACTTTTTTAGCATATACTGGAAATTCGTAGTCTTTTGTATATTCGTCCGAAAATACTTTTGACATATACACTATGTCGTACTCTTCTAATATTCCTTTGAATGGTTCGTACCACTCCACCTCGTCTCCTTTTCTTTTATGCCAAGCCGATAATTTCATAAGCGGTAAATTAGGGAAGTTATGCCCGTCAACATCTATCAGTCCTACTTTTTTCATATTATTTTTCTCTCGTTTAATTCTTTTCTTATTTCTTCGCTTTTCCTGTTGTACCAACCGTCTACGTTGTATCTCAAATACCTTATATATGCCCCTGTGCTTCCTTTTTCTTTTCTATATGGGTTCCTTTTAACTGCTTCTTTTAATGTCATACCTTTAAAGCATCTCCTGTGCTTTTTCTGCACTATATGTATCTGCAGTTGCTCCGCAGCGGGCATATTCTTTATAGATCGTATCTCTGTGTACTCCCAGCGCATTTGCTATATCTATTACCCTGCTGCCCGCCCGGCTCATTTTCTCTATTACCTGCCTGTCTTCGTATCGCAGTCTTTTGTACTTCCTTGCCACCATTCCCGCTCCTTTCTTCCGAAAATAAAATAAGCGCACAAGAGCTTTTTCTTACTCTTGCACGCTTTCTTTTTTTCTTGCCAAAATAAAAAGAAATCCGGCAAGAGATTTTTTATTATCTCTTGTCGAATTTCATTCTAAAACTTATCTTTAAAAATTTCAACCTTTTTTTCGACAAAAATTCAATACTGTTATTTTGCACAAAACATATGTACTGTTATTGTATAATTTGCTTTTTCTTCTTTATTAAATATATTTTTCACTCTTCCTTATATCCCTTTTCTTGCACTACAATAAAGCTGGCGCTATTCCCAGCCGTTTTATTGTCGCTATCCTCTAGCTAATCCTTTTTATCTCTTCATTAAATAACTGTCCTGCTGATCTGTAGCCGTGTATTCTTCGCGGGTACTTATTTACCCAGTTCTCTACTGCTTGTATCTCTTCGTCTGTTCGTGCATCAAAATTTATTCCCTTTGGAACTTTCCGGCGCACCATTCTATTTGTTACCTCATTTGTTCCGCGTTCCCAACTACTGTACGGGTGGCAATAATAGAGTTTTGTTCTTTTCCCCGCTCCTATTACTGAACATTCCAGTTCTTCACAATATGCAAATTCTGTACCATTATCTACAGTTATAGATTTAAACACGCTTTTAAACATTTCTCCCCAGCGTCGCTCTAACCTGTCAACTGCTGCCACTACGGACTCTGCCGTATGATCTGGAAGTTTAAATATAATCTCCGCTCTCGTTTTTCTTTCTGTGAGCGTCAACAATGTATTTTTTGATTTTCCGCGTTTTCCTAAAACGCTATCCATTTCCCAGTGTCCGAACTCTTCCCGGTTGTTTATTTCCTCTGGTCTATTTTCTATGCTCTCCCCGGCTTCTGCTCTTTTCTGTGTCTTCACTTTATTGTATTTGCGTTTTTTATTTTTCTTCACTGGCAAATTTTTATTTGTTACTTTTAAAAATATGCCCTTGTCGATATAACTGTATACCGTTGTTGTACATATACGTGTTTTAAACTCTCCCCAGCGTCCCGATGCTGTCAACTCTCCTATGATCGCGTCCGGGCTATATTCTTCATTTATTATTTTATCTTCTATGTAATTTGCTAATTTTATATCGTTGCCTATCTTTAACTGTGTTCCTCTTACCTGTAAATTTTCCTCATACTTTCGTTGCGCAAGGTCTGCACTATACCGCATTTCTGTAGTATAGTCACTGTTCAAGTGTTCATATTGACCGCGTTTTAGCTCATTGTAAATAGTGCTACGGTGTACGTGCAATATATCTGCAATCTCTACAACTTTATGCCCCGCATTGTATAATGCTTCTAGCCTTATTCTGTCATTGTGTTTTAACTGCCTGCTTCCTTTTTTGTTTGCCATGCCTTTACCGCTCTCTTTCGTAAATAAGCCGCAGGTATGTAGTTCCTGCGGCTTAATCTTTCATTATCAACTATTTAATTCTAAAATTTGATCTGCTGACGCATTAAGCTCCCTGCATATCTTCGCCAATGTTATTGCATTTGGTGTAAGTTCGTTATTCTCCCAACGGCTAATATCTTTCTGGTAAACCTGCAGGCGCTCTGCAAGTTCCTTTTGCGTTACGCCTGCCGCTTTTCTTGCTTCTTTTATATTCTTTCCTAAGTTCATGCTTTGCCCCCTTTTTTATTCCATACTAACAGCGCAAAGCATACTATATATAGTGCTACTTTCACGCCGTCCAATATAGACATTGTTGTAAAATCTCCGTCTACAATATCCAGCACTACTAATGCCACCAATAAAAAACCTATTTTTCTATTCATATTCTTTATAGGGTATGGTATACTACTTTCAGAAAAGTAATTCTTTCCCCTTTCGGGGGCTACCCTTATCGGGTAGCCTATGTATTTACTTTTTCTTCTTGGGCTTTTTAGATTTCTTTTGTTTTATAAGCTGGCGAGCTGTTAAGGTTAAAACTAAGATTTCTACTAAGTCCTTTACTATTTCTAGTATATCATGTATGGTATCCATTCCCTTATCTCCTTTCTAGTACTTTGTACTTATTTGTTTTGTTCTCCTTTCTATGTTTTAATTATATACCGTTTTTGGTATATTGTCAAGTTTTTTCTATATTTTTCCAAAGAAAAAACACCGTAGCAAACTACTACCGTGTTTCGTCCTCTGTCAGCCATTCCATACTAACCCCCAGCACTTCCGCAAATACTTTTAGCTCATAATCTGTTACAAATCTTGTGCCGATCTCTATACGGCTTATGCTGTCTCTTTCTATCATTATTCCCGCAACCTGCATACGTGCCGCTAAATCACTTTGCGTTATCCTATTTTTAGCTCTTGCCAGTCTTATACGTTCCCCGCATAGATTGCTTTTCCCCTTATATGCGTATATCTTCATTTTTCACGCCCCTGTCATGTGTTAATAATCAGAAATTTTCTTGACTTTAGCACATTCCGACAGCATAATTGTGTTAAAGGTCAGCACGACTAAATAAATCATACGAAAGAGGGTATTTTAATATGTTTATTTCTATCGGAATTGATGAAAACGGTAAACCTTTTGTTTCAACGTCTGACAAAATGGAAAAGCCCAGCCGCCCAAATAAAGGGCGTAGCCTTATTGCCATGCCAGACACCTATACTGTTATCGACATTGAAACAACCGGGCTTGATTCCCGTTTTTGTGAAATCATCGAATTATCAGCTTTGCGCTACTCAAACGGTTCTTTAATTGATTCTTTTACTACTCTTGTTAAACCCACGGAACCTATTGACGACTTTATTACTGAGCTTACAGGAATTACAAACGATCTTGTTTCTGATGCTCCGGCAATATCTGACGCAATCAAGAACTTTTATAACTTTGTGGGTTCTGACATTCTTGTAGGTTACAACGTTCACTTTGATATAAATTTTATTTATGATGTATTGCAGAATACGCACGGGCTTGATTTTACCAACTCATTTGTTGATGTTATGCGATTTGCTAAAAA